CGTAGGTTAACTTTTCTTCTTCTGTTAGTTGTGTTAGTTTCATTAATATACGTTTCTTGATAGTGATGTATTAAGTGCATTTACCATATCTTCAATTTGACCTCTTTTGGTTGCGTTTAATCCTAATCCAAATGTTACTCCTGCATATTCTTTGTTGTCAAATTGCAATGCAGTTGTTAATGCCCCAATTAAAACATTGGTATTTTCATAATTGTTTGTTGCGATTGCGCCTGCATTAGACCCTATTTGCGTTCCGTTTTTATCTACTGTTAATCCACCTATAGCTGATGATGTCTTGTTCATCAAATAAAATCCTTGGGAATTTGTATTTGCGCCAGTAGCAAATTGAGTTGCAGCTTGTGAGTTGTTAAATACCGATGCGAGATTAGCAGCACTTCTTATTTGCAGCGCATATATTGGGGTTGAACTTATAATACAACCTACTGCCGTTCTGGATGCACCCGCTACATTTGTTCTTGAATAAACACCGCAATGGTTGTTGTTTTGAGTGAACACTGTACTTGCATTTATTCCTGTATTAGCATAGGCATTTGTTCCATTTGGCAACGCACCAGTTGATGAATGTGTCCAACCTGAGAAAAATGTTAGTTGATATAGCGCAGTATTCATAAAGTTATAAGAGTGTTTCGTTTGTGTACCACCCACCATAGGATAGTAAGCAATTAAATCACCACTATTCATACCATTTGCAATCATTGATGCCTCAAAAGTATTCAAAGCGTTTAAAATAGTTGTGTCTGTTTCGCTTGTTGCTGCTATCCACGCTAATGTTAAGGGTAGGTAGCCTTGTTTCTTACCCATTATAGGTGTTATGAATGATGGAAGTCCCATTATGCAATTCCAACGCACCTCCACTTGCTTGTTGATTCATTCCAAATAAATGCAACATCTAACCTTGTACTTATTACTGTTGTTGTTGGCAATGCTATTGTTGAAGCTTCAAAACTTGCACCCCATGTTATTGCTCTTGAAGTGCCATTGTCGGTTATTGAAATCCACAATGTTTGCCCTATTGTTGGTGTGCCGCTTAAATTGGTTGTAAACGATGTAATTGCTGCAGCTAAAGCAGTTATTGAATAGTAATCTACATTATCAGTGTTTATCGTTGGTGTTGCCGAACTTGCAACTGTGCCGCTTCTCGCAGTTATACGCTTGTTGGTTAGCGTGTTTGTATCTGTTGTGCCCACTACTTGACTGCCTACACCCTTAACATAACTTAATTCCGTTAACGATGGATAAGTAGCTACTGGCAACGATGCTATCACTTGACCGCCTGTGAAGTAAGCTATTTCGTTAGCAGTTCCAACACCAGTTATTGCATCAACAGGAGTGCCATCAAGGTTGATAACCCAAGAACTAAAAGTGCCTGTACCTGTATGAGAATTTATATCAACTGTCAATGTCGTTCCGCTATAACTTACCACAGTTCCATGCATATGATGTGTTGGGTCATTAACAATCAATACTTCTTGTAATGGAATGTAAGCTAAGTTAGCATCAACTGTGAATATTTTAGCACCGTTGCTGATTGTATTGCTTGTTACCGATGAGGTCTTATATCTGTCTGCTAATGAGGTTATCGTTACTCCTCCTGTTCCATTGTCTGCTATATCAATGTTTACTCCCTCGATTAAGTTTAAAAGTGTTTGGTCTCCATTTGGTGTTCCGTTTACTTCCAAATCTAAACCACCAACATCACTCAACATTGCAAAGGTTTGCGGGGTTGTTAGTTTGTTGGGTAGTTGGGCAGTATAATTAGTAGTAACCAACGATGCATCAATAGTTGTTGCTCCAGCATTGCCAGTTGAAATGTCTATTGTGCCAAGACCTAATATGGATGTGTTTCCTGCTCCGTCATCTACTCTTAATGCATTTGATGTTTCGTTGTTTATATCCGTTACTTGTTGGAGGTCGGGTGTTGCTACCAAATTCGCCACATCCTGCACCGTTGTTTTTTTAGTCACACCACCTTGCACAATAGGCAATGGCTCTGTGCCTGCTAATGCGCCCGCGCTTGTTAACGCACTTATTTTAGTATCTGCCATTATAATTGTATTTTAAATCCATCCTCCTGCAATAAATAAAATCCATCCTCTAACAAAATAAAGTAAGGCACTATTGGTGCTTCACTTCCGCTTTGAGTTGCAAATATAGTATTAAATGGAATGTTATTAGGTATTTTAGTAACTTGAATTTCACTACCACCAACCGAAACCGATGTGATATCTAAACCTGTAAGTTGACAAAATTCGGCCACTCGGTTAAGGCCATAACCAAACTGCAACGCTAAATCATAAACCGATTGCGTTTGTCTTATGTAATAGGTTTTGTCGGGTTGTTTTGGTGTGTTCTGCTGCCTTATCGATGCTGCATCAACATTGCGTTTGATTGATGGGTCATAAGTAAGTGTAAGGCCCTCAATCGAATCGGTTATTGTTAGGTCATTATCGCTGCAAAGTTTTACAGAATATTGAGCATCGCCATAAACTATTATGGCAACATCATAAATCCCTTGCCCATTCTTAACTACGTATAGCATCGACATCGAAATTTGAACTATTAGTATCGCTGAAATTAACGGTTATTGAGCTGAATCCATCCTGCGCTAATTGCAATAATATTTGTTTTTTCAGTTGCAATTGTGCGCCCGAACTATTCAAGTAATTATCAATACCAACACCGCAAAAGATGTATTCTTTCCAATCGCCCTGCGTTGAATTTATGATGTCAACAATATGGTCTTCATCACTTGCACCGATAACAAAATCGTTGTTCATAATTAGCGCATCTCCATCGCTATTTTGTAGGAAGTCTTTAGCCGTTGCCATGTTTGTCAATTAATGAGTATAATTCTTCAATCTCGTATCTTTTAGTCAATAAATAAAACAACATTTTAACATCTTCAAAATCTCTTAAAGGTTCTAATATTGGTATTATTTCATTTTCCTTTTCTATGCAATATTCAAACTTTGGCGATAGTATAAAATTGCCATATTTAAACACGTAATCAGTGTCAGCATATCGATAGATATAACCTAATTTATCATTAATTACTTTTACAAAGCGGTTTTCTAATAGTTCTTTTTCCATTTTGCAAATATAATTAATTAGCCGTTGCCGTGCAACACTTTGGTGTTTTCTATTTGTGAAATATTTATTTGTGGCAAAACAAGTGCAGTAAATGTTGACAATGCTACACCGCCATCAATAGGAGCATAACCCGCCATAAGTGCAGTTATTGCTATTTTCAACGTATTAATTTCTGTTTGTAAGTTATTCAATGCAGCGTTCAACACTTGCACCTTTACCAACCCACCATTCGCATCGCCAGCAATGTACACTTGGTCAACTTTGCTAACCATTGAAACGTATGCCGTAGCTTGTGATGTTTGTTGTGCAATAACTAAACTGCCATTTGCAGGAATTAACGTAAATCCTTTTTCAGCATCGGCATTCAACAACACATCGTAAAATTCAGCATCGCCATTGGTTGGGGTGCAAGTGCAAGTGAACGTAGCCAAATCAATGTCGCTCACCTTGCACAATACACCCTCATATTGCAGGTCATTTAAACCGCTTAATGATTGAATCGCTTGTCTTATATCCGTTACTTGTACGCTCATATTATGCTATTCTACGTTCTAATTCAATTATCTGTTTACCGCCCTCCGATGTGCTTACTTCGGTTATAACTGATTTGATTAAATATTTGCCTTTGCGCTCGGGATACTTCCAACTATCAATTACTGCATAATCACCCGGCACAACTAATGGCTCTAAAAATGTTTTAAAATTGCCATAATAACCAGTGTAGTTTGATTGCTCTAAAAACGAATTGCATTTAGCATCTAAATCGGCCTTTGTGCCACCTAACTGAAACACTGTGCGAACATCCCCATCTGTTGCTCCTTTTGGATATATTACAGGCTCTTCAAATACTCCATTGTTTACCAATATACCTTTGACCAAAACTTTAACATCGTCCTTTTTTAAGTAGGTTAAGCCCATGCCCTCTTTAACCATTTTTTCAAATAAGAACACCGCTTTCATAGCTTCATCCTTGTAAAATGGCAATCCAACACGAAGCACACCGTTAACAAAAAACGAAAATAATCCATATTGGTCGCGTAACACTTGCAGCACTTTACCAACACTTACTTCTTGTAGTCTAATTTGCCCTAATTGTGCGGTTAAATCAACTTTATAAGGGATGTTGATGTTAGTTAGCATCTTACCGATAAAAGTGTTTAAATCAACGCTTTTGTATGATAGGTTTGGCGCAATAGTTTGTTTCAATAAGAACATTTCATCCTCGCACAAAATTTCAATCGGCACGTTGTTGTTAATCTTACTAATGTAGCCTGTAAATATTACGGTTTCGTTTGGGTAGTATGCAGCAATAATTTTAATCTTATCGCCTCTGCGCATAAGTGCATTTGCGCCCTCGTAAATGTTTTTTTTATCGTACGTTACATTTCGCGGCAATGTTACTGAAGCCGTTTGTGTTTGCTTGTCGAATGAACGCGAAACGGTAACTTTGTTAACCGCAGAAAATGTGAACGTATCACTGCGCCCATCACCTTGTTGTTCAACTATTACGCGGCAAACGATTCTAAACATCTTTAGTTGTTTTAGAAATTGTAAAATCTATATCACTCACGCAAGTCCACTGAAAATATTGCACATTGCGAAGACCTTGTTGCTGCGATAATTGGCAACTTTCAACAACGATTTGATTTACTCCTAAAATATCATTAAGAAACGAATTAACAACCTTTAACGGCACTGGCGCACTTGCATAGCTTTTAATCAATCTCGCATCATCATCAGGGTATTGGTCGGGGTTTTGCGTTGCCACATATCCACGAATGGTAATTGACATATCACTTTCTCCGATGTATTCCTTAACCGTTCCCTTATAATCAATAATTTCGGTTTTGATAATTGTTTTGTTTACCGTTGCATCAATGATTACACCGTTAAGGAATAAACCTTGCGTGCCTGCTGATGCTGGTGTATTGCTTGCTAAAAAGTTTGGTGTTTCAACGTATTCGTTAGTAAACTCATTGTATTCATAAGTTGAATATTCAGGCTTTTCAATAAACAATGTTCCATACACAGGTGTGCCCAACAACGAAGTTGCATCGGGCTTATCTGTTACAATGTTTAAGTTGTTAGCAGCTATTATTGCACGTTGCACTATCGGAAGACCGAAGCCCTTTGCTAATGTTCTTACATTTTGCTTTTGCGCTGGTGTTGGTATTATAAATTGTAAACTCATATTGTTGCAAATTTACCTTGAATATCAATAGCTTTTAAATCATAAGCCTCTTTTGCTAATTCGGCACTATCAAAATAACCTAAATGTTTTTTAATATCATTTATTCTCATTTGTGCTGAATACTTTTGTAATGCTTTATTAAAACTTACACCTTTATAACCACTTGTGTTATTTTTGTATGCGTTTCTGTTATATTGATTTTCTGACCTTGTGCATAATCTTAAATTTTCAATTCTATTATCTTTTTTATTTTGATTTATATGGTCAATAAATAAATCTTTTGATATAGCACCGTTAAATAAAATCCAAATTATTCTATGTTCTAAATATACTTTATTTGATATACTTACTCGCCTATATTCTGAATTATTTGGCAATGTACCTGCCATTGTATTTGGCATTGCGTTTGAACTTCTTTTTACTTTATTAAATAAAAATCCATTTTGATAATAAAATAATTCTTGTAGTAATTCTTTTGTCATAATTTTATTTATTTAGTTGCCATTAAAGAAAAATCATTAACCGCCTCAATCAATGCCTGTGCTA